GGTCGTTGAGACGAATGTCAGAGGTTCTTTCGCCTGAGAGGATGTCGGTAAAGAACATTACCCAGGACTTGACTTCATGAATCATAGGTCAAAATCAAAGTCTAGATTGAGTCAGTCGAATGACGAGCTCGACGAGTACGAATCACTCGAAGAGTACGAGTCAGACGATGAGAACGAGGGCGAAGAGCTAAAGCTCGGTTCTGACGAGTACGAAGGCGGAGCAGCAGGAGCCGGACTCGGGGTGTAAGAACTGTACGACGGCGCAGGGCTCGCTGGCGGCGGAGGTGGCGTGTCAATAGTGTAGTCTCGAACCTCGACTTTGACATCGGGAGCTGATACCGTCGCAGATGTTTCACGCTTTTCCTTCGTTGCTTCCAGAAGATTTGCTATAAGGAGCGCATCAGTGAAGCCGCTGCTGTGATTATCAACTACCCTGGTAGGCTCGGGCTCACTAAACCGCTTGGCGGCCGGTTGGTAGCCGTCAGTGGGCCTTGATGGTGGGTAGCTCGGCCGCGTTTCACGTTGAAGCTGTGCCTGTTTACGTTCGTACTTGAGCACGGCTCGTTTGCCGCCGGTCTTGAAGAGTTCCGCCTTCTTTTTGGTTTCAGCGATAGTTGCATCGCTGATCGCAAATGGACGAAGATCGGCAGCCGTTGGCTTGGCCTTAAAGAGACCCTTGAACCAACTTACAACTTTGGACTGTGCCATACATTTTCCTTCTCGGTTAGATCATGAACCAAACGGACGACAGTTGTAGGCGCGATACGCACACCGTCGACCACCATTGCCTCTTCGATGATTTTGGCCTGAACCTCATCATCTTCAAAGTGCACGTTGATATTGTAGCCGCTCTTATAGAGCATAAGCAGCGTACGAGCCTTGTGGGCTCCACTCGACTCACGAGTCTTCTGGTCAAACCGCAGAGGGTTGAAGAAGATTTGGTTGAAGATGCCAGCGGCACTCAACTGTCGTTGGGTCGCGGCGAATTCCTCAACCGAACGACCTGTGATAATCACGTCACGGGGACCAGGGTGAACACCAATCAGGCCTTCGCCCAAAAGGATTACACCGTCGATATCAAAACTATTCATTTCCAAATTCCTTTTTCAGTTCTTCGTATTGCGCGCGGCGTTGTGCCTTTTGATGGTCCTCGAGGCCGTACATCCTTTTGTATTCCTCGTCCGTCAACGGTCGTTCCCAGTCGACGCGGACGGCCGGTCGATGGAGATAATCCATATCGAGGGACAGACGAATAGTGTCTTGATGTTCCTCGGGAATGGCATTGTGTAGTTCCAGACAGAGGTGCTCGATGAATGGAAGAAGTTCCAGACCCCAGACACTAGTGATCCAGTGGAGCTGCTTTATTTGCTTTGTATCGGTCATAATCAATTGTCGATCGAATAACAGTGCCGTCGGGCAAGGTGGTTTTAACGAGGCAGTCGAGCGTTGGCTCTTGTGCCATAATGATATCTTCGAAGTCAGGCTTCAAAACGCTGACGAGGAAGTGAGTGGCCATATCTACGGGCCACTCTTTGAAGTAGACGATTATTGAACTCTGCATTCGAGCGGGATTCCCTTCGTGAGTCGTAGAGATTGGTAGTATGCACTGGAAGCGCAGGAATCGACCACTTCATCCCAGTCGTTGTACTTAGTGGTCGAGGGTCCAGCTGGCAGGATCGACATGCATTGCTTGAACAGTTCTGCTCGGATGCATTGATTGGCAGACGTCGCAGGCACGTGTGGTTCGCAACCCGAAAGGATCACGACCAGGAATGCGCAGAGGGCGATATGGATAATTGGCATCACGTATTTCATAATTAAAAAGCCTCCCGGAGGAGGCTGTGAAGGTTACTCGTAGTCGTTCTTGGTGTCTTGGAACGTATACTGAAGTTCTTCAACCTTTGGCTCGTTCGGAGCATACTGCCTCATCGTGAGGTCCGTAAACTGGCGGCGGGCCAGGTTGTCACATTCCCACTTGGCATCTTCCGTCTTCATTTGAAGCGGCGGAGTTTTCTGTGTCCATGCAGAAGCACCGCGGATGAATCCAACGATACCCATTTCAGACGCGACCTTGCAGAAACGAATCGCCGAGACAACGACCGATCCACTATTAGGCGAATCCTGGACCGAGAGACGGGCCGTGAGTTCGTAGCGAGCACCGCCAAAACCATATGCGACCATATCGAAGTTGGCAATTTTGTTATCGCTTCCCACAAAGCGTCCACCTGGTTTCTGTTGGACTGTAAGAGACGGCCCCGCATAGAGGGTCGTTCCCGCAACCGATTCGCCACGCACCGTGCTCTGACCTTTGAGTACATTTTCTTTGGAGATGTGCTTGGAATGGAGACGTTCCTGCTTCGCCATATTCAGGAAGTCGGTGTTAGCCGTGCGACCTGTACGAATAGTTTCCTGGCCTTGGGTCGAACCAGCAGCCATATTCATCTGGATATGCTGGGTAACGTATAGACCACTGTCCATCATGGCGCCTTGCAGCACTTCGGACATACGGCTCGCGCCCCAACCCGAACGCATATCGGAACCGATGATCGTCAGACCTGCGTCGATGAAACGCTGTTCGACTGCCTTTGCTTCCTCGATGCCAATCATCGTAGGAATACAGTTCACGAAGTGGCATCCAGCTTCGAGGGCAGCGTCCACATAGAACTTGGTAGCTTTTTCGGAGCCGACCGGCAGATAGTTGATGATGACATCAACTCGTGCGTCCTTCAGCGCGTAGACTACTGCGTTGAAGTCGAGGGGCGCGATGTCGTCGTCGACTCGAAAGGAAACCTCAGCGGGGTAATCCACCATGTGAGGAGCGACGCCATCAAGAACGGGTCCTTTGTAAACCAGAGCGCCAGGTTCAATGCATGCATTGGTGATTTCCTTTACGTGATCCATCGCACAGTTTGGCTGTGCACGGAGAGCCTTTTGGAGGGTGTTGGGAGCTTTGCGTGAATCGACATCGAATCCGAGAACGAATTCAATATCGGATGCTTTGTAGCCGCCGATGTCTTCATACATCAGTCCGACTTTATCTTGGGGATTTTCAATGTAGTATTGGATACCCTCGACGAGGGACTTGGCGCAATTACCGACGCCGACGATGGCGACACGGATTCTATTTGACATGTAGTTTCCTTTTCATATGTCAGTTGTTTCTCGGTTTTAAGGAGACCGAAGGCGGAGGTTCTTGACTGAGGGTACAGTGTAGCCGCCCATAACTCAATTATACGCCGGAGTTTACCGGCGCACAAGATTATTTAGGGAAAATTTGATTTGGTCTTAGAGCCATTCAACGAGGACGCTGGTCAGCTCGGGAGTGAACGCAACGCTCACTACTTTCACACCCTTTTCCCGACAACGATGGCCCAATAGATAGTCGAACGTTTCGCGGTCACGATTGTATGCGTGTTGCGAATAGTAGCCGTGGTCGTCGTATGCTTTGCTGTCCTCGAAGTGAGCGATGAGACTACCATCTCTGGTAATCATCTTGACGAACCTCTTAGAAGAAGTCTTCGAGGGTTCCCGCTTTGCCATAGTTTGCGATCCTTTCAGCGATCATTGGTTCAAATTTACCTTCGGGGTCAAACAGCCACTCGCGCTTGATATCCAAGATTTCATACATGTTAGGCATGTCTTCTGGATACTGCTCATGAAGATTGATTGGCGAGCCGGTTGCCTCGAAGAGTTTCATCAGGGCTTTGCTTTCGCGGTTCCATCGGATAGCTGGATAAATTTTCTGATCAACCGTGTCAGCAAAACCTTGGAAGTTAATTTCAGGCCACTTTTCCTTAAAGTCGATGTATCGGTTAACCGCGTCCCCGGTGTTCTGTCCGGGGTAATCACGCCCAACGAATAGTTTCTTACACTGGCAGAGATGAGTCTCGAGAGTGAAGTAACTGAGATACTTGTCGCTAATTCGGTCCCGCGCCTTTGCCATAAGTTCTTGTTCCCACTTGGCGGCCTGGGCACGGTCCTGGGGAGTTGGCTTGTGGTTTGCGTAGTGTTCTCCCACAGTTTTGTTTTCTGCGTTGTTCAGGAAGTGAAGACCGTTCCAAACCGATACGTTTGCTGGGTCGTTGATGAACATTGTATCGGGACGAATCGGCAGATCACACGTTTCAGCGAGAGCCTGGCTAAACAGCCAGCC